GGTATTCCCCTTGGTGTTCCCCTTGGTCTTGATATAGGTCTACTGATTGGTTTTCCTGGAAATGTTGGGTCTCCTATAGGTAATATTGGTTTTGGGTCTGCTATTATTGGTTGAGGTATTCCTGGTTTTTGACCTGGCACTGGACGAGATGTTTGAATATTTTGATTTATTTGCCAACCACTTTCATCTGGTACTGTTATTCCTGGTATCTTTGGAATAGGTTGTTTATTCTCACCCACTCCCATCCAACCTGCTGAACTACCTGAAAGATTATGTCGATTACCTTGCGGGTCTATATAATAAGTAAAACTTTGACCAGTTGTCCAATCTATACCAGGTCTAATTTCTATTCTTCCATATCCTTTAGATGCTAATTCTTCATTTATTTTAGTAATATCACTCCTAGGTCCTAAACCTATAGGTCTAGGTGCTCCTGGTTGTTGTCCTGGAAATTGTCCTGGTGGTTTTAGACCAGGAAATCCTGGTTGTTTATATTGGTCTCCTATTTCTCCAAATCTATCTTTTCGACCTTTAATCCATTTATTATATTCTTCTTCACTAACTTCTCTTGCTGGGGATGTCATATCGCCAATTGCATCTTGATGTGAAGGTATAGTCCATTTACCAGTTTCTGGATTATAACCACCCACAAACCTTGATTGAATACCTTCAAATCTTGGGTCTCTTGGTTTTCCTATTTGAGGTGGTTTTGGACTAGGAAATCCTGGTTGAGTAATTGGTTGTCCTGGGTATCCTGGTTTTCCTGGAAATGGTTTTCCTGGTAACATTGGATCTCCTGGTTTTCCTGAACCAGCTAATGCTTGTTGTTCATCTGACCATCCTCCGTGTGTTGGTCCTGGTTCTGTAAAAGGAAGTTATTCTGGTTTTTCTCCTGGCTGTCTTGTTATAACAAATGGATTATCATATGGAGCAGGATTGTTTTTTCTCCATTCTCCTCCAGCTTTAATTTGTTCATTAGTAAGTCCTTCGTTTCCAGGAAGAGGAGTTGAAAACCATTGTTCTTTTTGTTCTTTATGATACTTATCTAATTGTGCCATTCCTAATTCATGTGATGGTTTCAATTGATTTTGTTCTCCTAATTTATCTCTAAGTATTTTATTTTTTTGTTCTTCAGGAGTTATTGCTGTATCACTTACGACACCAGAACCTCCACAAGTTTGACATGTAGCCATATATTTATTTTTTTAAACTTTTTTTAATTATATCTCTTTTCTTTCCTATCTTAGTCTTCTTAACTTCACCACGATAAGACTTTCCATCCTTATAACAAATATGTAAATATTCGCTAGGATTTGGTTTAACTGTCCTAACACGACCATTTTCACGAACACATTTTAAAAATAATTTCGGGATATATTTATACCTTTCTATCTAAATTTTGCAAAAAGTCCTACATCTGAATGTTTTTTAGCATGACATTTTTTGCATAAAGTTATTAAATTAAAATCTTCTAATAATTTCCCTCCTTTATCTATCGGAATAATATGATGACAATTTAATTTTATATTATCTTTACGTAATTCATTAGAACTCTTTTTACAATCTTGACAAGTATAATTATCTCTTTTATATATTTCTAATCTTTTTCTTCTCCATATGCTTGTTTGACAAAATTTAATACCATTCTCAAATAATTCATCTAAAGATTTTCGTTTTTTTAATCCACGTTTTTTTGCAACTTTTAATAATAATTTTGTAACTGTATGTGGTTTTCTCATTTTCTGTTTTATTTTTTCATCAGCATTTTTATCTTTACCCCATTCATATCCTAATATATTATTCTCTAAATTATGTTTAGCCATACAACTTTTACTACAAAATCTTTTTCTCTTAACATCTCGTGAATTATTTAAAATCAATAATTTATTACAATATTCACAATATTTATTTATTTTCCTAAAATCAGATGGCATGTTTTTATTTACTATCTTTATTTATTATCTACATATTTGAAACAAATTCAAAATATAAAATATCTCGAATTTATCATTTCATATATATTATACCACAAGTAACACTCTATAATCAATAATTAGATTATTTTTTAACAACTTTCCCCTGTTCTGCCTTTGCTCTTATTTTCTTTTCGCCTTCAACAAAATCATTCAAAAAATTTAATGCTAATAATTGACCTTGCCCTCTAGCTACTTGTGTAGGTTCTTTAAATGGGTCTATACTCCTTAATCCACTTTCTACAGTCTTAATCCATCCAGTAGTAATAAGTTGATATGCTTGCCAGAATTTACTATAAGATAATTCGACTAAAAGGTCTTTCATTGTATCAAGTTCCATTTTTTCACCTGGTTGAGGTGTTTGTGTTGTTGTTTTTTTCTTCATATTTTTATATTATTTATTATTTATTATTTTTGAAGATATTCTGGTATTTGTAAACCTAAATCTATATAATTTAATTTTATATATTCATTTCTTTTATTATCAACAAATTTTTTAGCCTCTTTGAATTTTCCATCATATACCATTTTTTTAATTTGTTTTCTCCTTTCAACTTTTAAACTATCTGAAATAGACTTTGGATATCTATCCATTAATTTATTTAAATATTTTTTCTTTAATTTATTAACTCCCTTTTCACGATTAGCTCCATATTGTATATCACTAATCATTGCTCCACCATGCTTTATTAATCCTCCAATTGGAGTTGAATCAGCTACTGTTGTTAAAATTTTACTTAACCATTTATTTTTCTTATCTGCCATATTATTATTTATTAATTAATTATATATTAACGTTGAATACTATTTGCACGAGTCTCTAATTTAGCTTCAGGACTATTTCCTGGTTTTTGAGCAATATTTGTATTAACTTTAGCCTGCCCTCCCCGATTCATACCTCTTGGATTTGTTGTTGGTAATGGAATATTAGCAGCCATTGGAGGAGCACCAGATTGCAATAAGTTAATTGGTTTTTTTGCTTCAGCAAATTGAGATGGTCCAGCAGCAGTTCCTCCTCCTAATAATGCTAATGCTTGTTGAGCAACATCTTCTGGAATTTGACCACCAGCTAATTTAGTAGGTAGTGGCATTGCACCAGCCTCTGCACCTGCTTCCATTCCTGGTTCTATACCAGGTTCTGGTGGTGGTGCTGGTTGTTCTGCTAAAGTAAGCGATTCAATATCCCAATTCCAATCATATAATAATTTAGAAGTAAGTTTTTGAGGGTCAAGAAATGGTAAATTAATAAGTAGTTGAAATAAATCCATATCTTGTTTTTTCTTAACATCACTTTGTCCAGCAATAGAAGGTAATACTGTAGCTTTAAAATCAAACTGACCCATTAAATCATCTTTTTCAATTAAAGGAAATTCTATATTTCCATTATCTCCAAAAATACGAATATTAAATTTCTTTGTAAAAAATTGTTTATGCATTGAAATCCAATATCTTTCTAATGTTGAAAATGCTTCTCCTAAATGATTAACATATAATCTTACTCTTTCTAAAGTTGATTCTCTTAAATGTCTTGTTTCTGTTGCACTACCAGTTTTTCCACCAACTCCCATAGAAGAATCATCAACACCAACACCATATCTCATATCAGCCTTTGTTAATTCTTCTTCTCTATATGAACTTGTTTTAACATCACTAAATTCAACTGATTTAACGCCCGCTGGGTCAGTTGAATAAATAATACCAAATGGTCTAGTCACTAATTCCTCTTTATTAATATTTGCTAATGGATTAACAATCCACATTTTATGAATATTTAATGTTACTGCATCTAATCTTTGATTCTTTATCATATTCAACATTATTGTCGGATTTTCAAGAATTAAAGGAATACCATAACCTTCAAATTCATCAGGAAGTTTCAAATAAGTAACTGGAATAAATGGAGCTTCTTTAAAATCATAAGGTATTGGAATTTCAGCTTTTGGTAAAATAGGAACATCACTTACCATTACAGCATATTTATCTTCGGATGGTCTCCACCATTCAAATACTTCATACATTTGTAATGATGAATCATTATTTGCATTTTCATAAATATTATTTGTTGCACCAGAACTAGTTGGTGTTACACCCTTAACAATACTTTCTTGAGTAAATTTAACTTCACCCCTAATAGATGCATAATTTGTCAAATTTCCTCCTTGTTTTTGTGTAGCCATTTCCAATCTTTTTTTATCATACATTGGATAACGACGCTTAATTGTTGCTTTATTTAATATTTTTCTTCTAAACCAAAATTGTTTATCTTCTTTTTTGATATTATGCCAATCATACCATAAATCATAATTATCAACATTTTCTACATATGGAGCATCGTAAAATGTTTGTGTCTTTTTTTTAAATTTCATTTTCTTTTTATTGATGTCAACTCCTTCTAAAAATTCATTTGTACGAACATCTTTTTTCCAATATGCTTGTATATATCCAGTACCATAAATCAAAGATGAACTAACAAGCATTTCAGCCATAGCATCAGCTTTTGCAGTTTCCCAATCATATTCAAGTAAATGTTGAACTTTTGTAGCTTTTGGTTGGTCGTCTTCAGTTCTTCCTTGGACGCCAATGTCTGGTCTCGCATCAAGAATACGAGGTTTTAATGTTTCTACAACAGCATGAGCATATGGTACAAAAACATTTGCTTGCCATTGTTCGATTTCTTTTTGTCTATCTCGTGTATCACAAATATAAATTTTATACGCTCTATCTAACCTAGGGCGAATAATTGATGTAAAATAATTTTTAGCATCAATAAGCTGTAGGTTAAATTTCTTTATCATTTCTACCTCGCCTTTAGAATAATCTTCAGGACGATAATCTTTTATTGTATTAGTCATATATTTTTAAATTTTATTAATAACTAAAATTGACTGGTAAATGTTGTTTATAATTTATTTGGTCAAGTTTTTTATCATAAAGCACTTTAAATCCTTGTAATCCGATTCCTGCTGAAAATATTGTATCATCAAAAAATCCAGATTGTGGTACCATATTTCCATTATCATCATAAACAAATACTGACATTTCATCTAATAAGATTTTACTATGAATTACAATTTCTTTATCTCTTGCCATCTGTATAAAATCATCTATTAATAATGGTCTAGTAACTTTAGTTGTTTTCCATCCTATTCTATCGCTTGTTGTGGTTCCAAGAGTTTCAAGTTTAGCTTGTCTAAAATACATTGATGGATAAATTAATTGTTTTAAAACAGTTACAGTGGTTAATCCATGATTATTAATTTCTACTACCATTAAAGCATTGTTATATTCTCTACCTTTCTTGTTTAATATTTCTCCAAATCTATCTGGAGCAATTAATCCACGCCACATAGCAACTTCTTCTCCTGTTTTTCTATTCCATATTATAGCAACAGAATAATCTCCGCCTTCTATACCTTCGGCTACATCTCCTCCACAAACATATAATCCATCTTCTTCTGGTTCTCTATAAATTGTCCATCCATCTTTTTTATATACTATAAAATCTTTTTTGCCCTTTTCTTTTCTAACATCTCCGACTTTAAGAATATTTCTTCTTTGTTGTAGTATAATCATTGATTCAAATACTGAATGACCTGAGGCAAGGAACTCGAGTCCATATTCCTGGGCGAAAATTTGTGGACCCTTACTCTTTCTCTTTTTATCCATTTGTTCTTTAGTATAACCCCACCACCAACCATATTTCTTTTTTACATATTCATTCTCCGTCATCCACATTCTATGAAATAGATTAGCAACTCCTTTGGGGGTGCTCTCAATTACAATTATTCCTTCTTCGGGAATTGATTCTTCTAATCCAGCCATTTTTTCTTCTGCTTTATCCCAACTTGAAAGTTCTGTAATAAGACAAAAATTTATTGTAAAACCCCGCCCTACATTCTCGCTACTTGGCAAAACTAAAATTTTTGAATTAATCTTTGGAAAACTCAACTCATATTTTGAATCATATTGAAGAGTTGGTCTTAATGCCAAAGGTGTTGTATTATAAAAAGTCTTAACTTTATCAAGTAATTCAGATACAATCTTTTGATTATATCCTACTAATACAGTGGTAACACCAGGATTCATAATTGTCTTGTGATAAAAATATCCTGTAACTGCCGTAGAATTGTGTGATACAAATCCATTTGCAATATATGTCTTTTCTGATGTTTGTAAATCTACTACATTACATTTTCCATAATTTTCAATTGAAACTATTTTAGCCCATCCATTATTTGGTAATGCCTTACCTTCCCACCATTTTCTTGATAAAAATCTAGATGGTCTAGTTTTACCAATAATTTCAAATAGTTCATCCATTTTATTTATAACAATCTTATATACTGGTTTAGAACCAAATTTACTACTTGTTTCAGGTTTTCTTTTATCTACTTCTACTCTATATGTTAAATTATTATTTTTAACATATTTAAATAAACGATTTAAAACTGGTCCATCTACTTGAGAAACATTTAATGAAACTCCAGTTCTACTTGGTTTTGATATCGATCCTTCTCCATCTAACATTCCACTAAACCATCCGTCTTTATAACTTTTATATTCCCATGGTTTTGTAATATATCTTACTGAAGTACCAATTTTCATATCACTAAATTTTTTCCATACAACATCAGTGCTACATTCCCATTTTTTAGTCATCATTTTATGTTCAAGTGTTCCTATTAATGATTGACCATTATCTAATATTATTTTTAGTGTATCTGTTTTAAAATTAAATTTATTTTCAACTATTGCTGTTCTCATTTTTCTTTGTTTACAGTTACCAGGCTTATTTTCAT